GTTATCAGCACCTACAGGATAATTACCATCTAGTTTGATTGTGCCACCATCTACACTAACATTACCAGCAACAGTTAATCCATCTGTAACTGCTGTTCCTGTAACATCTATACCAGAAGATGTAGTAGCTAGTTTTTCAGCACCATTATATTTAAGACTAATTTCACCATTTCTTGTTGCAGTAAAAACACTTTCAAAAACTGGACTACTATTTAACCATCTAACATTAGTATCAGTTCCTGCAAAATCAATAATATTAGTTCCAGTTGCATTCAAATTTAATTCACCAGAAATATCCACACTATTAAAACTTGATGTATTAACACCATTAGAAGTTATACTTCCTGTAATATTAATATTACCAGTTCCTGTAATATCGTTTGAGTTTAGGTCTAGGTTTCCACCTAGTTGTGGTGTTGTATCATTTATTAAATCAAAGGTACTATCTAAAAAATTAACTGTGTTATTAATTGTATCTATTGTTGCAAAAGAAATATTATCTGTTCCGTCATATAAGTATAATGTCCAAACAGTTGTTGAGGGTGTATTATTGTCAATCCAAAATTGTCCAGCAACAAGATCAGGTGCAGTATTTCCTATATTAGTACTACGAATAGCATCAAATATAGATTGCAGTTTCGTTCTTCCAACAGGAAACGTAACATTATCTATAGTATAACTAGACCCACCAGCAGTTGTTCCATCTTGTGCCATTTTTATATATTATCCTTTTTTTCTACTTTTTGCATTACTTTATTACCTAATAATACTTTCATAGAGTTCAAATTTGCTTGTACCATTTCATTTCTAAAACTTTCTATGGCCGAGCCTGTTTGTCTTGTTTGTTGTGAATTTTCTATCATTAATAAAGGAAGATAAGAAATAGCACAACCATATTCGTCTTGTTCTTTTCCAGTTTGAGGATTTGTTCCTCTTACTTGTATAAACCAATTACAATCAAATTTTTTACAAGGTTTAAAATTGTTTAACGGACAATTATCTTTAATCTCTAATTTCATTAATCTTTTTCTGCTATAATTAAATCTACATATTGAACATCTAAATTAAAACTATCACTAAATGAATGTGAGTGGCTTCCAGATGTAACACTAATATTGTGAGTGTGACCTGAACTTCCACCAGCAGAACTAGATTTACCAGCTAAATTAGTTGTGTTATTATTACTAGCGAACATAGTGTAGTCGTTATTTCCAGCACCACCATTACTATTTACTGTAACTGTAAAATCTGGATTACTGAATAAACTATTAGGAAAATTATTATCTTTATTTCCTATATAGTGAGTGTGTGCTGGTATCTCACTTGTTGTTAAAGTATGAGATGCAGTTGCACCTGAAATAGTAACTGATGATGTTCCTGTTGTACCACTTACAGTTTTTGAAGAATTAAAAGCATTTGTGAAAGAGTTTGTTCCACCTGTAGATGCTGTTCCACTTACTACTCTTAATGCTTTGTTATTTTCTGTAGTTAATTTAGTAAATCCTGTTGGTGCAGATGTTTGTTGAAATAACATCTTAGTTCCTGATGGAATAACCCCTGTTCCATTAACTGTTAAATCTTGTACTGTTAGAGAAAAATTATCATTACTTTGATCAAATGAGGCAAAGTTAATCCAAGCATCATTGTCAGCATTTCTTATTTTTAAAATATCATTTGTTGAATCATACCACCATTGATAAGCATAAGTTGTTGATGGTTCAGATGCACCACTATTTTTAGAAACAACAGCAGATAAGCTATTATTGTGGTCATTCCTGTATGATGGAAATGTTTGGTTTGCTATTACGTAATCATGTTGAGCCATAAGTTCTTTTAGTATCCCTTCGCAATAAAGTCAAATGTCTTATCTATAATTGTACTACTACTATTTTTAAAAGCAATATCAAAGCCAGATGATGTTTTGTTTGTTATCTCGTAAAAGTCTCCCGATGTCATGTTTTGAGCCGATATTCCAATCGCATAAGTGGTAGATTTAAAAGGACTAGCAAATGTAATAGATTTTGTGCTTGTTCCACTTGATATATCGTCTCCACTTATCACTCTGTCTTCCATATCAACCACAACTTCACAACCTGATACAACAGGAATTGAACTAGCATCTCTTGAAGATAATATTAATCTAAATTTATAATATTGTGCTGTGTAATCTCCTATTACAAAGTTTTTAAATGGTGTGTATGTTACATTGTCGTCTGAAATTGCTATTTGTAATATGGCTTTTGCACCTTGAGGTATTGCACCATCAAATAAAATGTTTGTGGGTACATCTTCAAAATTTGTGTATCCTCTACCAGCATCAAATAAATCATCAGGGTCAGCAGAAAATTGTTCTAATACTGCTGTAACTCTACTTGTAAATATTCCACCTAAATCAATAACAGAACTAAATTCATAAATACCATCTGAGGCAACACTATCTAATTTTAAAGTGCCATCTACAACACTACAATTAGTTTTTGTTCCACTAAATGTTGGGTCTTCTGTTTGTGTTACTACTGCATTAAAGTTTCCAATTTGTGCAATATTAGTATTAATTGATGAAGCATTAACACTAGCATTACCTAATTTATCAAATGCTTTGATAAGGTAAGTTCCTTTAAGTGCTGGAACTGAAATTGATGTGGCTGGTCTTGATACTTTTTCTACTAATGATACTGAGTTCTGCCAAGTAGCACCTGTTAATAGTGTTGAGTATCTAATTTGATAATATGCAAGGTCGAGATCAGGTATTTGCTCCCAACCTAAGTGTGCCTCTTTACCAATTATATTTACAGAAAATTCTTCAACATCTGAAGGTGGTGCAACCTGACCTACAACTAAATAATTTGTTTCTGTTACATAGGTAGAAGATACTCCTAAACTATTGATGGCCTTAACCCTCACGTCATAAGTTTGTTGGTCAATTACGTTTAAAACTCTTTGATTTAATATAGAACCTTTTGCATGAACTTTATAATCTGATTCACTAGATTTTTTATATTCTACTTGATACTCATAAACAAAATTATCAGTAGAGGGTGTGATAGCTATATTTAATGCAACGATAACTGTTCCATCATTATAGGCAATTAATTCATCACTAATACTTATACTTGCTGGTGGTCTTACACTAAATGGATTAGGTAAATTAGTATCAGGCACAACAGCGACTTCTTGCTTTTCATCAAACACATACCAAGAATCTTGATGCTCTACTAAAGATAATTGAACAGTATAATCAAAGTTAATAGATAAACCAATTACTCTAAAAGGTTTAGCACTCATGCCTAATATATCATCTGTTAAATCTACAATGTCTCCTACTGATAAATTCATAGCTTCATAGGTTGCAGTACATTCAACAGTTAATTGGTTTCTACTTCTGTTTAAAACTACTTTACCAAACTGTAATGCTTGATAAGGGTTTGTAATCATATTTAAGTCTAAATTTAATTCTTGTAAAAAACCACCATCTGCTGTTTTTAATGTTTGATGATCTGCATCTGTTTCAGGAAATACTAAAGTATCTTTCTCATAGTTTTTTTCTGGCGATATATAATCAATATTAATTCTGTTGTATTTAGAGTTCTTTTTCTCGCTTAATAATTTAACACCACCAACAATATTATCTTTGCTTAATGATAAAACTGATGTGCCTGTAGTTTCTATTATTAATCTGTATAAACCCTCTGAATAAGGTAGAAATCCTCTCATACCTCTTAGAATAAATTTAACATTATCTAATATTTTATTATCTGTATCTAAAACAACATTTAAGCTAAATTGAGGAATGTTACTTGCACCACTAAAAGGAGTTACTTCTTGATCTGCTACAACAGAGGCATCATAAAAACTTTGTCTATCAATATCTCCATAATTAATGCCTTTACCATATTTATCATTTGTTAAATAATCTAATAAACAAAATACAGGATTATTTGAATATGTGTTTTCTGTAATAGTTAAATTAGAATTTATGACAGGAACTTTTTTACCTTCTACTTCTGCTTGGATTTTTGGTATGCTAGAAAACTTGTCCTGATCCCACTCTAAACGTACAGCAAGATAACAAATGCCTTTTAATTTTCTGTTTGTACTACTGTTCCAATTTGTATCTTCATTTAATAAACTGGATTGTACTTGATCGTCTTTACCAAAGAATGGTTGTACTTTTATATTTGCTCCAAATCTCTCGTCATCAGATGTTACAGTTACACCATGTTGAAAGTCTGCATCAAAGGTTACATCACTATCATCAACTTTAACTTTTAAAATATTGCTAATTTCTCCCTCACATAAAACTAAACAAATATATAAATATTGATTTGTGTCTCCCTCAACTTCTATAAATGTTCTTGTTCCACCTAATAATCTTGTTCCATAAACTACAGGAACAGATGCGTTATTAGATTGTTTATTAACTAAGATACCTTTTTCAAATTCATTTTGGCCAATGTCAGGAACATCAGGAGTAGGAATTATCCAACTAATAACATCAGTAATGATACTTGTTATAGCTTTAAAAATACTACTAAAAAATCCCATTATTCTCTACCCCACTTTAAATCTCTTATAGTTTGTGAACTAAACTCAAAACTATCAGTATCGTTTTCAAAAAATCTACCATGACTACCCTCGTTTGTTTTACGACCTGTAACTCTACTAAAATCTCCAAAATGAGAAGTACAATTTATATTTATAATTCCTTTATCAGTATCTATGCTAAAATTATCTATAAATCCTTTTGCATAATTAAATACATCTATTAATTGTTCGCTATCATTTATAAAGCCTATATCTACTGCTACTTCATCATTAGAAACATTATTATTAAGTAGTATTGATGTAAATGTACTTTCTACTGCTGATAATTCTATATTAAAAGAATTTACATTTAGTGTAGAACTTTCTGACTTTGCAGATATTCTTAATAAATGAGAACTTGCAAGATAAGTTATTCCACTATCCCAATTACCAGCCCTATCATCCCATAAGCCTAAAGCATCATCCCATATTTCAGATACTTCAATATCTTTATAATGATTTGTAAATCTTTGTGTAGTTGGAAATTTAATTTGAACTAATGCAATAGGTTTAATTGATTGCTTTGCAATTTCTGTTTGGAGTATTGTAGATAAACCTCTGGGCATTATAAAGCCTCTATAAAATCTACTTCAAATCTATAAATATCATTTTGACTTGTTGAAAATTCTTGAACATCATTTGCAAGTCTAACAGTAAATGGAACATTATCGTATAATATAGTTTCATCAGAAGCTACACTTGATCTTAAAGGTGGCTCGATAGTCAATGTTGCTTCATTACTTCCATCTGCTGTTGCATCAGATACAACCATATAAACTTTTGTATGACCATTAAACTTTATAAAATCTCCAGCTTTAATTGTTCCTGTTATGTTCTGTATATCAACAGTAGTAGCCCCAGCACTTGCACTTGATCTTGTGCTTATAATACCAGATACATCTCCTTTTGCATTACTAAGGTCAGGCAAAGTAATTTGGAATGTTTCTTTTCGTGATCTTTGTTGCATTATAAAAGCAATAACTGGAGAGAAAACAGTTCTTCTCATTGGTGGATATGATGCTGAAAATTTAAACCTTTGACCATCTATTTGTGTAGCAAAAACCTTACCACTATCTGTTGTTGTAATTTTAGTGGCTTGTGTACTGTTAAAGCCTAATGAAGAAAAAACGGGAGATGTAGGATATGTGCCACTCATAATTAATACCTTTTATTTATTGTTATCTTCATTAACTTCTTCATAAGTTGTTTGGGTTACGTTTTCTGTACCTTTTAACATAGTATATTCAAATTTACTATTAGGTTTCTTGTATTCTTTCAGATCATTAATTGAACTATCAATTTGATCTTCATTAACAATTACTTCAGCAATAAAATCTGCATTTATTTTATGCGTTATTTTATACTTTTTCATATTAGACCAATGCTTCTTTGCCTTGATCGTTTAATGCTCCATTGATTACATTTACAATAGTTGATCTGTTATCTAATAGTAATTCCTCAACTCCTTTTACATCTGTTGCAGTAATGTTAAAATTTAATATTGTTCTTCCCATATCTGTTCCTCTAGCAGATTGTTCTATTTGGCCTGTTGAGTTTGGTACAAACATTTCTGGCCCGTTTTCTCCAACTAGAATTGGTTGATCTTTTGATACAGCACCACCTTTTGCAAAACCTTTAACAGAAGATAAAACATTTGATAATGCAACAGTTGATATTAAAGCAGCTTGTGCTGGAATAGCATTTGTTCCAAATGAAGCAAGTGAAGCTAAAGCGGCTGGTGTTGCATAAGCGGCAGATAAAGCGGCGGCACTAGCTGTACCTGATGCAACTGATGCCGCTTGTAATTTTTTACCTATTGTTGCATTTATTACCATATTAACTCCAACTTGAACTAAAGACGATATTAATTGTGCTAATATATTTCTTGCAATATTTCCAAATGTATCTTTAAAAGATTTTCCAAATAATATTGTTTGTGCTACAGCATCTCCAATACCTTTAGTTACTGATTGTAATGAATTAAAAAATATATCTGCAATTTCTCTACCAGCATTAAAGTTTTCAAAAAACTCTATATAGTTTTCTTTTAGATTTTCTAATGCAGAACCTTCTTCTCTAATTTTTTCTACTCTTTCTTCTTCTGCTTTTTGTTTAAGTTCTTCTTGTAATTCTTGGAATTTTTTTATACCTTGAATTTCTAACTCATGGAATTTTGATCTTTTTTTATTAGCTTCTTCTAATAAAAAGTTTTGTAATTTTAATTCTTTTGCTTTTGCTTTTGCAATAGTTTCTTCTACTTTTGCAATATCAAACAAATCTTTTTTAATATATTGAGCAGCATCAAAACCACCACCTGTAAATACTCTTTTTAATTCTTTAAATTTTTTATGGTTTTCTTCAATTTTTTCTGCAATAGAATCTAATTCTTTTCCTAAAAGATGATAAGCAGCAGTACCAGCAGCAGCAGCAGCAGCAGCTAGACCAATACCAACTGGGCCAGTTAAAGTAGCAATTGCTGACATACCAGAAACAACTGGTATTAATGCTCTACCTATATTTAAAAACAGTTTAGCAAGTTTATATGAAATAAGTATTTTAAATGTTTCTTTTACTAAATGTGAATACTCTGCAATTAGTTTAATTGATTGGGCTAATTTTTCAACTCCTAATGCTAAAGTAGTTCCTATTCCTACTCCTATTTTTTCAATTAATTCAGCATTTTGTGCTAATGCTACATCTAATTTTCCAAATTCTTTTTTTAGAGTTTCGAATAATCCAGCTTCTAATATAACTTTTTTAAAGTTAAATACTTTATCTCCAATCATTGATAAAGTACCTTGAAAAGTTTCTGCTAATTCATCAGTTGCTTTTCCAAATCTCCCACCTTTGCCAAATACTTTTTCAAATGCTTTTACTGTATCTTCAATAGAAACTGTTGCACCAGCTTTAAAGCCAAGCATATTTCTAACACCTTTTTCTCTAAATAAATCTGCTGCACCTATACCAGCACTAAATGATCTTTGTATTTGTTCTGCTGATGTTTGAAAATCTAATCCTGTAACTGCTGCAACATTACCAGTTATTTCTAACATTTTTTGTAGATCATCAGCATTATCTGTAACAGTTGCTAATATTCCTGAACCTCTTGATATTTCTTCAAGTGAGAATGGAACTTTTGATGCAAACTTGGTCATATTCTCAAATGCCTTTGCACCCTCATTAGTATTTTTAAGTAAGAATTTTAATCTTACTCTTAAATTTTCAATTTCTTTTCCTGTATTAACTAAATTCCTAATAACTAGACCAGCACCTAAACCTATAAAAGCATTTCTTAAATTAAATACAGATTGTTTTAATCTTCCTAAACTTTTTTGAACACCATTTAAGGGTTGTTTAGATTTATCATTTGCGATTATATCAATTAATAATTTTTGATTTGCCATTACTTAAATTTCCTTGCTTCTGCTAGTGATTGTTTTGTTTTATACTGTTCTTGTTCTTTTTTCAAGTAAGCTAACCAAAGATTATAATGGCTAACTGGCATATCAAGAACTTGTTGGATTGTGAGATGTAATCGTTCTGCTACAACTAAAAGCGACCTAACATCAGGGTCGCTATCTACTTTTTTTCAGCGTCCTCGTAATTAATATCTAAAAGGATTTTATTCGCAATTTCTGAGATAACATTAGAATCAGCTTTTTTTCTTAATGCAAATTTATCTTCTGGGCTAAAGGCTTTAATCATTTCGCCTTTATCGTTTTTGACTTGCAACTTCATTATAAGCAAATCTACAAGAATAGTTAAATCTTGAAAGTTGTTAGACTTCTTAAAGATAATGTTTTTTTCTTCAAGGGTTAATGGCTCTGAATAGAATATACTAGCATTACCATGCTCGTCTTTCCACTCCTCAACTTCAATAGTGATAGTTTTAAGAGTTTCAAAATGAGATTTAACTCTATCAATAACTGACATAAATTAGGATTATACAGTACCTACAGTTAATGCACCAGTTCCTTGAAAAGTAACAGTTCTTGAAACGATTGCGTCCATTGAGTTATTAATACTCATACCAGTAACAATACCTGTACCTGTGTAACTTGCATCTCCTGAATCATTACCCTCTGGTAATAAAACAAATGAGATAGAAGAACCAGCAGTTAAAGTTTCTTGCTGAGCATCTGTTTCGTCAAAGTGCATTTCTAATGTTCCAGAGAATGAAGTTCGACCAGCAACAAATGATTTAGTAGCATCTGTTAAAGCTGTATCTTCTACAACATCTCCTGTAGTTTCAAGTGTGAATGATGTTAGTTCCCCAACAGCAGTTCCACCAGCAGTAACTACGCCTTCTTTTCCGTGATGTGTTGCCATTTTTTATCCTTGTTAGATTTAGTTTGTTTAGTTTCTTTTTCTTGCTTATAGCCTAGTCTTAAATAATGTTCAAGGTTAGATTCATTTATAATGATCTCTGAGTTACCTTTATATAATTTAATATCTTTAGCCATAAGTCCTTTTACAATTTATCGTCTTCTTCGTCAATATCTTCTTCATCTTCTTCAAAATCTTCTTCAAACTCATCTGATACATCTTCTTCTTCCCAAGTACCATCTTCATCTTCTAAAGAGTTTTCTCTAATTTCTTCTACTAAGTCTTTTACTTCTTCGCATAGCATAGACTCTTTATCGTGCATCTTTTCTATTTGATCTATTTTCTTAGATATTTTATCTAATAGTTTTTCGTTTTTCATAATTTATCCTATGGTGTTCCAGCTTGATATTCGTACATACACCTAATTGTCATTCTTATTCCACCAACAGGAAATAAACTACCCTCGTCAGTTTCTACTTGGATAACTTCTGTATCAAGTGCATTACCATTTCGAGTAATATCATTTTCTATCTCAGTTTCAATAGCTGTAATTAATTCATTTCTTTTAGTATCTATATTGGCCTCTGCACCTTTAACGAAACCTAAGATAACAAAATCAATTGTGCCTGTTCTAGTTTTAGCACCAGAACCTAATTCAACGTCTTCTCTATTTTCTTCTGATGTTTGAACTATTATTGCTGGATATTGTTGTTCTGATAATTCATCTAATAAAAAAGGTTGTCTAGTAGCTTTCTTAATTGCTGGGCTAGATATACCAGATAAAGTAGATAATAATTCAGATGCTATATCTTCTCTTACACTCATAATCTTGATCTCCTAAATTCTTTTGCAACAAATCTATTAAATTGTTTTCTTATTATATTTGCTGTTCTATCATTAAATCCAAAAAATTCCCTCTTATTTTTTCCTAATACTTGATTAAATACTGCTCTTTGCATCATCTGTGAATTACTAAAATTAACACTAATTTTATTTATTCCTGTTTTTCTTAAAGTTCTACCAGATGGAGTTAATGCACCTAACATACGACCTGAATAAAATAAATCAACTTTTGTAGATTTACCCTCTTTTTGTAATTTCTTTAAATAACCTTGTGAGTAAGGAACAAAAGGTACATCTCTAAAATCTATTCCTTTTTGAGTTTTAGTTCTGATAATATCTAATAATTGAAAACCAGCTTGTAGTATTCCTTTTTGGATTATGCCTTTTAATCTTTTTTCTATTCTTTTAAATCTTTTTTGGATAAGGTCAGAGTTGGTTTTGATCTTTAAATCTAAAGCCATTATCTAGTCAATCTTCTAAATCCATGTAAAGGTTCTCTCTCGTTAGATATGATAGTTCCATCAGCATCTACATCATATTCTACACCATCTTCTAATATCATTCTCCATTCGATATTGTATTGGCTCATATAATATTCTGCCATTCTTTCAAATCTATCTTTTTCTGTTTCTGGTCTAAATTTAGTTAATGCTGGTAAAAAGAATCTTCCAAGAAATAGATAAACACCAGCCCGTTCAAACTGATCTAAATTAACTTTTGTATTAACCATCTCAGCAGTATTTAAAACTGTAATATCTGTAAATATGTTTGTTTTATATACAGGCCACCATTCTATTCTTAACTGTCTAAAAATATCATTAGTAGTTTGTGCAAAGAAATTAACTGCTTCTGTATCAGTTGAAGCTATACCAAAATCAAACGCATCTGGTTGATATTTAGTTACATCTCCAGCAACGATTACATCTGCACCCGTATAATTAGCCATAATCTACTTCCAAATTAAATAAGCAATTATTAAAACTAAAGGAATAGAATACATTGGGTTATTAACAGCTTTTCTCCAAACCCACTTAGACCATTTTCTAGTTTGTTTCCAAATCCACTTGTTCATCTTTTTTCTTCCTTGTTTTTCGTTTCTTTTTTAAAGGTGTTACATTTTCTTTAACAACTTCTTTAACTTCTTTTACAACATCTTGCTCAGGTTTAAAACCTCTAAAATCATACATCACTTTATTAGTTTCATAATCTAACTGACTTCTAGTGATTGTTTTGTTGCCTCTTTTAAGAGTAACCATCTTCTCATTTGATAATACTAATTTTACCATTTTATTCTCCTTGTGTTAGTTGCGAGGGCAGTTTCCCACCCTCACAAAGTATCCAATTATTATTGGATTGATGAATCGTAATGTAACTCAACACCATATGAATCATGGATTTCTCCAACACCATATACTGAAGTAGCAACGATTTCGTCTGCTCTAAGAGACGCATCTCTTTGAGTTTCGATTTTAACATCTTGCATCATAGCGATTGCTAATGCGTCTTTGTGCATAGCACCACCTTTGTAATCACCAGCAGTACCAGTATTAGCCATGTTTGAAGTTTCAAATATTGGCATACCAGCAAGAGTACCAACAAAACCTGATCTTAGGGCTTCGTTTGAGTTCTCTGTATCTAAACCAGCAAAAGTATTAGTTAAGCCAGATTTTAGATCGTAAGCGATTTTAGGGTGTAACACAACTGCACATTCGTTAGCTGGTAATGAATTTGCTCTTAAAGTAGATAGA